CCTTCTACGATTGTGGGTAAGTTTGTCTCACCCACACAGAAATCCTACATATTCCAGATCGATGCAGCGGGTAAACTTACCCTGTTCTTGTCTGCTGATGGATCGGTTACGACAGGCCCTGCAACATCGTCTGTTGCAACAGGGTTCACTGATGGTACGAGACATTTTGTCAGGGCAACATGGGACCCAATCAGCAAAGATGTGGTTTTCTTTACGGGTGAAGATGGGGTTAACTGGACTCAACTAGGCACAACTCAGACGTTAAACATTGCCAGTATCTTTGATTCTACCTCTAATGTAGAGATAGGCTCAACCGCAACAGGCACCGCCTCCCTATTCACTGGCAATGTGTACAGTGTACAGATATTAAACGGTATAGATGGCACTGTCGTTGTGGACTTTAATCCCGGTGAGTATACCAGTGGGTCTACTTTCACCTCTGACACAGGAGAGGTCTGGACCCTTAACGGTAATGCTTCTATCTTCCAAGGCTCATGGGATGCTAACGGCCCTTTAGGGTATCTCAGAGAACCGGCAGCGACTAATATTTGCTTGCGCTCAGAAGAATTTGATAATGCTACTTGGATAAAGAACAGGGCAGTTATAAGCGCGAATGCAACGATTGCTCCAAATGGAACCACGACAGCAGACAAGATAACAGACGATTCTTCGACTGGTACCAATACGGTGTCCGCACGCCAAGGTATAACTGTTACTTCTGCCGTTGATACGACTTTCTCTGTATTCTGTAAAGAAGATCAACTCTCCTTCGTAGTGCTGCGAAGTGAGCAGTTTGACGCTACTGGAGATGGATTTACGTGGTTTGACCTATCGGCAGGCACAGTAGGAACGACTTCCTCCAACCACACGGCGGGGATAGAAGCATTCCCTAATAGCTGGTTTAGATGCCATATCACCATGCAGACAACAACGGACCTAGCAGGGTTTTTTTGGGTCTATGTATCAGATGGGGACAACGACATTCAGGTTCCTTTGGACGGCACCTCTTCGATATTTTCATGGGGCGCAGACGTAGAGTCAACGGCATCATTCCCCACGTCATACACAGCAACCACATCCGCAAGCGTAACCCGCAACGCAGACGCCCTAAGCTACCCAACCCTAAGCAACTTTGAAGACGCCGCAGGGACAATCTCTGCTGATGCCACCGCTACAGACTGGACTAATGCCGCAGGGCAAATCTTCGGAGACGGCACAGAAGCCCCTCTACTGGCTGATACCACTAACTCAGGTATACAGAGCTTTGATGGCACAAACACCGCATCAGGGCCAGCAGGAACGCCATCAGGGACTGTTTCAGTAGCTGCAAGATGGTCTGGTACGAGCTTAGAAGCATTATCAGGTGGAGTAGCAGGAACACCAGCGAGTTATGATGGTGCTTTCACTTTGGCTCAATTAGATATCGGTCAAGGAGCATGGAGTGGTAATATCCGAAATGTTGTTATACTGAACAAGTCAACCTAATGCCACTCAAGAAAGGGAAGAGTGACAAAGCCGTATCTGAGAACATCAGTACACTGATTAAGGAAGGAAAACCCCGAGACGTCGCAGTCGCAACAGCCAAAAGTATCCAAAGGAGAGCTAAAATGCCATCACACACCGTTAAAGAACGAAAGAAGAAAAGCACAAAGCGTGCCAAAACCAAGGCCAGGAAGCGCTCAGGCCATAAGAGCAGCCATAAAGGTATGACCTTTGAATAAGGTTAGTGAACACTAATGGATAATCTCAACAAAACAATTTCGGCTAAAATGGCAAAGATATTCCTTGCTGCGATCCCTGTTAAGCCAAGCCCTTTAATGAGAGCAGCTATTAACGGGGATTCTGATATGTATATTGTCCGAGAATCTATGAAGTATCTGGAAGGCAAAGAGACTATCACCATGCAAGACATCCGTAATGCCAGAAATGCTGTTATGGGTGTGGGAAGTGGTGACTAATGACTGATATCTCCGACATTACAGACAACTCCCCTAATCCTGAGCTTATCAATCACCTGGAAGACATGCTGAGTCAGGCCAAGTCCGGAGAACTGAGGTCGCTGTTTTATGTCAAAGGATGGGATAACGATGGTGTAAGCGAAGGCTGGAGTATGGACCCAAGATCAACCGGCGTGAGGTTCCTTGGAGGTCTTACCTTAGCGGTTGCAGACTTCACCATGACAAAGATATTAGTAGACCAAGACAGCGCATTTCGTAAAACGACAGAGAGCGACTAATGCCCGGTGGACGCCCCTCACTCTACACCTCTGAACTACTCGATAAGGCGAGAGAGTATTTAACTGCATGGGAGGAAGACAAAGACCAAGTAATACCTAGCATTGCAGGCTTAGCCCTTCACATTGGAGTATGCCGGGATACTTGTCATGCATGGGCCAAAGACGAAGAAAAGACAGAGTTTTCCGACATCTACAGGGAACTTATGGCAAAACAAGAGCTTACACTGTCTAACAAAGGGCTGAGTAACGAGTTTAGCGGCATGATTACCAAGCTGATGCTGACCAAACACGGACTATCAGATAAGCAGGAAATCAGTGGCCCTGACGGTGGTCCTATTGCCTTGTCTGACCTAACAGACTCTGATCTTGAGCATAGGCTTAAGAAAGCCATGGAACGGATTGATGGCTAACCGACAAGCCACTATCGAGGCTCTTGAAATAATCGGAGAGATAGAGCGCAGGAAGAAACTCAACGCGGCTAATGACGCTTATCACGCCATGTACGACTGGCAACACAACTTCACTCAGGCTACGGCAGAGTATTACGAGTGTTGTCTGTGTGCAGCTAACCAGATCGGTAAGACCTACACTGGTACGACAATAGACGCTATGCACCTCTTAGGGGATTATCCTGATGACTGGGTGGGGCATAGGTTTGACTTCGCTCCCTTGTGTTGGGGACTAGGGTTCTCAATGGAGAAGACCCGAGACCTCCTCCAGACTGCATTATTTGGTAAGTTTATCAATGGAGCCTTTGAAGGCGGTTTAGTGCCTGCTGACAGGATAGAAGGATACGAGTCGGTTTCCGGTATTCCTAATGCTAAACGTACTGTGAGGGTCAAGCACAAGACCGGCGACTTATCCTCTATTCAGTTCTGGTCATATGCTCAAGGACAACACGCCATCATGGGTGATGTTGTAGATTTCTTCCATGTTGATGAAGAACCCAAGGATCAAACGATAAGACCTCAACTGTTAACCCGTACTATCAATGGGGATAAAGGTAGAGGAGGGAGAGGGATTTATACCTTCACCCCTGAGAACGGGAGGACTGAATTAGTCGTTAAGTTCATGGATGACCCTGAAGAGTCTCAGTTCTTCATGCAGAAAGGCTGGGATGACGCTCCTCATATGACCCAGGAGAAGCGGGAGAGGATGATAGGGTTGTATCCTGAATACCAAAGGGACATGAGGTCTAAAGGTACACCGATGTTAGGTCATGGTCGTATCTATGATCTAGGAGATGAGTTTATTACTTGTGATCCTGTTAACATTGAGGACCATTTCTTTGTTATCTGTGGCATGGACTTCGGTTGGGACCATCCCCAGGCTCATATTATGTTGGTCGAGGACAGAGATAACGGAACATTCACTGTCGTCAGAGCTTATAAAGCCCGTAAGGTCAGCGCTAATGACGCCTGGGGAGCAGTAAGTCCTTGGGCTAAGGGACTACCTATGGCATGGCCACATGACGGTCTACAGCATGAGAAGGGCAGGGATGACGCTGTTCAACAGAAGGTTCATTATGAAAAGGCCGGGTTTAATATGTTATCCTCCCATGCGACATGGCCTGAAGGAGGCATAAGCGTGGAGAGTGGTCTATACGAAATAGGCGATCTAATGAGGAAAGGTCAGTTTAAAATATCTCGGGGATTAGGTGATGTCTTACAAGAGATTGGTCAATACCACAGAGATGAGAAAGGAAAGATAGTCAAAGCTATGGATGACCTCTTGGACGCTATTCGCTATGCCTTTATGATGCGCCGCCATGCTGTGCGCTACGGTGATATTGGGATGAAGCACAAACCTA